GGAATAGCTCTCAATCTGACTTCTATAAGTCAGAATATGAATGCAGGAGATTTTAAAGGTTTTGATACCAAACAATCTGCCCAAATGCATGAGGCTATTTTGGAGATCATTGAAGATGATTACCCAAATGCAACAGAACAAGAAACAGAAATCAGATTTTTGTTGTGGAGACGCATTGTTAATTCAGTGCATGTCGTCAAGGGTTTTGTTGTAGTTTGGGATTGTGGATTGCCTTCTGGTAATCCGATGACTTCCATCATTAATACTATGGTAAATAGATTATATCACAAACTTTGTTTTAAGGATGTGTTAAATGTAGGACCACGAGCATTTTATTTGTTCAATACTGAGGTTTATTTAATAGCTACAGGAGACGATTGTGTTTTTGCAGTTAGTGAAGAATATGAACCCGTGTTTAACGAATATGTACTCGGTGACGTTTTTGCCAAGTTTGGAATGGTGTATACCCCTGAGATCAAAGATAGTGTGCGTAGCTCACTTAAACGATCTATAGAAGAAGTTTCTTTTCTGAAACGTTCTTGGAGATTTGAGAGTTCTTTGAACAGATATCTGGGCCCAATGTTATTGGAAGCAGTACTGTGTCAGTTGAACTGGACGAGGATTAGAGAAGGTGACCAAATTCTGATAGACAAAGCACACCATGTCGTCAGAGAACTTTCTCTACACGGAGTTGACGTGTATCGTAAATATGTTCCCATCATTAATGAAAATTTGATGAAATATTACGGGGTTGCGCTTCAATGCACTAGCTTCTACGTCACACTAGAAGAAGTGTTGAATTTACAGTGTGATTTTTGCTCTTTTGACAACACAACTATGACAGTAAAACCCTTTAACCGTCGCGACAGTGACTATCTTTCAGCTCATGAAGATAACACTTTAAAAGTTAGTGAGCTTAACTTTCCTGCTGAAGCTAGTCTTCAAGCAGATGACGGTGCCGTTGATGTTATTCAACAGGATGACGGTATCGTGGATGTTGTGCAGCCCTCCTCGGTTGCAGTGACGTCTAAATGGGATAGAGATTTTGTTAATGGCGACCATACTTCCATTATCAAATATCTAGGAAAACCAGTACAAATTCAGAGTGGCAGTTTTGTGTCCACTGATGGTCCAACAACTTTTCCTTTGCATGATTGGGATGTTCCTTTATCTAAAGCCATTATGGCCAATAAAATGAAGGGCATTTTTTCAATTAAAGCTACGCTAGTCGTTACTTTGAATGTTAATGCCAATCAGTTCCAGCAAGGACTTTATTGTGTTGCGTGGCTTCCTCAGGGAGGTTCAAGTGATGCAAATGCTCAAATTAGATGGGCACGTATGCATAGATTTTCTATTGTTCAGCGTGTTCAATTAATGCAGGCTAGATTGAATGTTGCTTGTGATACTTCAGTTACATTGAGAATACCATTCGTCAGTTGTTATAACTCGTATTTGTATGAAAGTACCAGGACGGGTGCTTGTTTGCCAGGACAGTTCTTTATCTTTCCGTATGAGCCATTGGCGACAGCAGGTGGTTCTTCAAATGCAGGTTTTACTCTTTG